GCTGTGGACGGCCACATTAACCGATGGCATCTCGCCCACGTGAACGGGCGGCGGCTGTATCGTATTCATATCCATCTCTTTGGGGAGCTCGGTGTTCACGAATATATCCGGTTTCTTTCCACCCGGGGGTATCATATGCTTCTGCTTCTTAGTGCGTTTCATAGACCTCTGCTCTTTTTTTTTGTCCGCGCGCTCTTTTGAGAGTTTTTCCAGATAGTCCATTGAGCTGTTAAATTCGCTATTGAACGTTCCGCTCCCCTTAACATCCTCCGCAACCTTTGTGTTGGCGCCATTCTCGGTTTTAACCTGGTGTTCCTTAATTCTGTTTAAAAATTCTTTACGCAATTTGCTGGGATTAACAGGTGCGGTCGGCCTGACCTTCCTCTCCTTGCGCGTTTTATTGTGCCTGTCCTTTTTTTTCCCTCCAACAGATAGGTATTCTGGATTTAACTGTATAGTTTTTTGAGCCATAACTATAATACCATATAAAAATTATATAGTAGTTTTAACATAATTCTATTTACCAATTAATTTAAAGATAAATTGAATTATAAAATAGCTTAAATGTCATCTACAACAAAGATGAACTGTGACCCGATTGACGTTAAAAACTATAATGATGCCGCATGGACCGTTATAGAGTCCTATTTTGCGGGAGCTCAACTAAAACAGGCCGTTAGACATCAAATAGAATCCTATAATAATTTTGTTCAGGTTCAAATTCCCAAGACAATCGCCATGTTCAACCCAGTCCACATCAAATCGGAGCACGACTATGTCGAGTCGGTTAAGAAATACTCATTGGAAATATTCGTCACGTTTGATAACTTCAGCGTTCAGCGCGCACAAATTCACGAGAACAATGGTGCCACCAAGCTGATGTTCCCCCAAGAGGCGCGACTTCGCAACTTCACCTACGCATCAAATATGACGGTAGATATGAACATTAAATATCTCATTCGCAACGGCCCACTTCTAGAGTCGGTTCAGACGATGTATAAAACGATGTCTGGGATACACATCGGAAAAATGCCGATTATGCTGAACTCCGCCATCTGCGTCCTACAACAATATAAGCACATCTCTACTAACGTAAGCGGTGAGTGTTCTATGGACCCAGGCGGATACTTTATCATCAATGGCTCGGAAAAAACGTGCCTCGGCCAAGAGCGCGCAGCCGAGAACCTGGTCCAATGTTTTAATATCTCTAAGAACAATAGCAAATGGCATTGGCTCGCAGAGATTAAATCGGTCCCAGATTTCAAATGTATCTCGCCCAAACAAATCTCGCTGTATATTGCCTCAAAAAACAATGGTTTTGGTAATGGTATCTATCTACAGATTCCGAGGATTAAGGCGCCTATTCCGCTGTTTATTATTTACAGGGCTCTGGGAATCGTCTCGGACAAGGAAATCTGTTCTAAGATTGTGTTGGATACGAACAGCAAGTCTGACAACGTGAAAACCATTATGCACGCGCTCCGCGGTTCAATCGTAGACGCGCAGGGACATTTGACGCAGGAGGAGTGTATGACCTTCATTACCTCCAACGCAATGTATACGCCGCTTAACATGGACAAGGAGACGGGGATTCGTAAAAAACTGGAATTCACACAAAACGTGCTATCCGACGATCTATTTCCACACTGCCGAACCAAAGAGCAGAAGATTTACTTCCTCGGTTATATGACGAACCGCCTGCTCTCGTGCAGTTTCGGATGGGTGAAGCAAGACGACCGCGATTCGTATATGAACAAGCGCATTGACCTTACCGGCACGCTTCTCAACAACCTATTCCGCAATTACTTCAATAAATTGGTGAAAGACACGTCTAAACAGATTGTCAGGGAAATTAATAACGGTTCGTGGAGAACTACCGAGGACTATTGCTCCATCGTTAATATGACAAATATTTACAAAATCGTTAAATCTACGACAATTGAGAATGGTATTAAGAGGGCGCTGGCTACTGGTGATTTTGGTATCAGACAGACAACTAGTAATAAGGTCGGAGTCGCGCAGGTTCTCAATCGCCTCACCTATATTTCCAGTCTAAGCCACTTGCGACGCGTTAACACACCGATCGACAAGAGCGGTAAACTTATCCCTCCTCGAAAACTCCACAGCACATCTTGGGGGTTTCTGTGTCCAGCGGAGACGCCAGAGGGTGGCTCAGTGGGTGTAGTTAAGAACCTTAGCTACATGACCAACGTTACGATTCCGTGTAATAGCACCGCGCTCTACGATTATATTGAGCCACACATTCTTACGTTTGACGAGATGGACGTGGAAACGCTTCTCAATGGCGTGAAAGTATTTATTAACGGTGCCTGGAACGGAAATGCGAAGGAGCCAGTTAAGCTATACTTGTCTCTAAAGGATAAAAAATACAAGGGTATTATCAATATTTATACGTCTATCATTTTCGATACGAAGCGCAAGGAAATTCGCGTAATTAACGATGCGGGCCGCCTTACGCGCCCAGTATTGCGCGTAATCAACAATAAGATGGTTCTCGACGAATCATATATTACGCGTCTCAAGAATAAGGAGATTAAATGGAATGATTTGCTGGTTGACATATTTGATAATAATACGGTTCTGGAATATATCGACGCCGCGGAACAAAACTACAGCATGATTGCGATGAAACCGGGCGACCTAACAAAGAGCAAGGGAAATTACGTATATAAATATACCCACTGCGAGATTCATCCGAGTACCATATTTGGCGTCCTCGCATCGTGTATTCCATTCCCCGAACACAATCAGTCGCCCAGAAACACATACCAGTGTGCGATGGGAAAACAAGCGATGGGGATGTATGTTACAAACTATAATCAGCGGATGGATAAAACCGCATATGTGCTGACGTATCCGATGCGACCGTTAGTGGATACCCGCGTTATGAATATTATGAAACTCAATAAAGTGCCGTCGGGTTCACAAGTAATTGTGGCAATTATGACGCACACGGGATATAATCAGGAGGATTCTATTCTGTTTAACAAAGGCGCGATCGACCGCGGTCTCTTTCTGGCAACGATTTACCAGACAGAGAAGGACGAAGAGAAGAAGATTCACGGAGACGAGGAGGTAAGGTGTAAGCCGGACAAGACCAAGACCAAGGGAATGAAATTCGGAAATTACGATAAAGTGAATAGTCAGGGCGTGATCCCCGAGAACACGCTCATTGAGAACCGCGATATTATCATATCCAAGGTGCTTCCCATTAAGGATGCGCGAAACGACCATACGAAGGTTATGAAATACGAGGACCAGAGTCGGATATACCGCACCAAAGGAGAAGCGTATGTAGACAAGAATTATATTGAGCGCAACGGCGACGGCTACAACTTCTGTAAAGTCCGCATTCGCATTATTCGCAAGCCCGTGATTGGTGATAAGTTTAGCAGTAGGCACGGACAGAAGGGCACTATCGGAAATATTATCCCGGAATGCGATATGCCGTTTATGGCTAATGGCGTGAGGCCCGACATTATCATCAATCCTCACGCGATTCCGTCGCGAATGACGATTGCGCAGCTCAAAGAGACGCTCTTGGGAAAGGCGCTTCTTGAGCTCGGTCTATTCGGCGACGGAACTAGCTTTGGTGAGTTCGACATTAAAGACATCTGTAAGGAGCTTCAGAACATTGGCTACGAGTCAAAGGGCAACGAGCTAATGTATAACGGACTAACCGGCGAGCAGATTGAAAGCTCCATATTCGTTGGCCCAGTGTTCTACCAGCGCCTCAAGCATATGGTCGCCGACAAACAACACAGCCGAAGCATCGGACCGATGGTTAACCTGACGCGCCAACCAGCCGAAGGTCGGTCGCGCGATGGCGGACTAAGGTATGGTGAGATGGAGCGCGACTGTATGTGCTCGCACGGCGCCTCGCGGTTTAATAAGGGACGGCTCTACGATGCTTCAGACTCGTTCAGCGTCCACGTCTGTAAAAAGTGCGGAATGATTGCCGCATTCAATAATAAGCAACACATCCACCAATGTAAAACGTGCGACAACCGGTCCGATTTTGCTTACGTAGAGCTGCCATACGCGTGCAAACTAATGTTCCAGGAGCTTATCACGATGAATATTGCGCCAAGAATTATGACATAAACAATTTATATAATAGACATACACTTTTAGGATTCTTATATTTTTTCTTTAGTCAGTATATAATGGGCGATCGTTTAATTACAGTTAAGGCATTTGGTAATAAAAGAACACAATATAAGACATCAACGGGCTCGGGGATAAAAAAGGGTGTGGTATGGCCGATTACGCCGTTCAGAGCCGCAATGAACGCCGGCGATTTAGCTGGCTCTACGAACTCGGGGGTTCTACCATACCTCCCAGCCCCGAGCCAGGGGAACGGAATTGGTAACATGAGCAAACACTTTAATGTGGGAGGGCAATCGACCGGTGAATCGGCCTTTACTGGAAACCAGAAGTTCGTTTACGACGGGTCAGATTACATGCGGTTTAAAAAGTTACAGGCGGCGTCTCGCGAACGAGTGGAGCAGAGAGCTAACATCTAAAAATTTCTAACTACCCACATTAGTTATTATATATATGATATGTATATGCAGTATACCTATCATACCACCGGTCCATCCAGTATCCATAGAAAATCGCACCTCAATAACGGTATTACCACGGTTAAGATGGGGATGCCATTCAAACCCGACACAATGGCGCAGGGCAGCATGTTCTCTACCGCTCGCGCAGAGTTCAACGAAAATGTAAGGAATCCACCAGAGACGAAAAAATGGTATGGTTCGTCGGGTTCGCGAACCACCAGCACCTACATCTCGTCAAAGCGAAACCGCGCCATCGGACAGTCCTCTACAATGCAGGGGCTTAGCGAGGGTAGTCAGCACCAATACAAAAGCAACGATAAGGCGATTCGCAACACGGCTTTAGCGAGATGTCGTGCGGGCGGATGTACCGCACCAAAGAAGAAATCGGCGTGAGCAAAAACAACGAAGATATGCTATTAATTATGTATCAAAATTAAATGAATCGATATTATATATGTCTAAAAGAGGCGGCGGAGGTCTCACTAATTTAGGAATGGGTGCGGGTTTAATTGGTGTTTTCGGTTCAACTACCAGAAACACTTGTGAATCGGACGATACTGGTTTATTTTGCCAAATCAGTCGGGTGTTAGCTATCATAGGGAGTATTTTATCTATTATTATTACGGGTTTTGTAGTATATTCTTTATTACAAGCCTTCGGTTTTATTGGAGGACGGCGCAATGGTATTGGAAGAGGAACCCGGCGAAAGTAATTATTTCAAATTAGCGTTAAATAATATTTTGCAAACTATATTATTTTACTCCCTTTAACATAATATTTTGCAAACATATATTATTTTAGTCCCTTGAAAAAAAGATTTATAATTTTATTATTTATCCATTATATAATGGATAAATATTTAGTTGAATTTTTCGGAACTATGTTGATAGTGTTCGTATATTTAGTATCGGGTGATGCGTTGGCCACGGGCGCCGCCACCGCCGTAGCTATCTTAGTGGGAAGCAATCTTTCTGGTGCAAATTTCAATCCGGTTATCACTTTAGTAATGGGTGCGACTGGACAACAATCTACCGACGAGACATTCCCATACATTATGTCTCAGTTTTTAGGAGGGCTCGTCGCGCTTGAATTATCCAAGCGTATCACGCTCAAATAAATTACATATTATATAATATAATAATCAAATCATATTGTATAATGGAAGGTTCTATGGAAATCAATAATAACCAGGATGCCGTTGACTTTATTCCCAGAAAGCCTAGAAAGAAAACGAGACGCAAGACTCTTAAGAAGAAACGCAAGCCTAAGGGGCGCAAGAGCAATAGACGCAAGTCTAAGGGGCGCAAGAGCAATAGACGCAAGAGCAAGGCGCGCAAGAGCAATAGACGCAAGAGCAATAGACGCCGCCGCATTCGAGGAGGTTGCTCTACGTGCGGTATGAATGGTGGCTCCGTTTTAATAGGAGGGAAGCAGCAGCCGCAGCACCAGCACCAGCAGCACCAGCACCAACAGCAGCAGCAGCACCAGCAGCAGCAGCAGCACCAGCAGCAGCAGCAGCAACAGCAGCAGCAACAGCAGCAGCACCAGCAGCAGCAGCAGCAGCAACAGCAGCGCCAGCAACAGCAGCAGCAGCAGCAACAGCAGCAGCAGCAGCAACAGCAGCAGCAACAGCAGCAGCAGCAGCAGCAACAGCAACAACAGCAACAACAGCAACATCAACAGCAACAACAGCAACAACAGCAACATCAACAGCATGAAGGAGGCGCAGTCGACCCCGCGTTGTTTATTTAAATTATAAAATAATTAATTGTAATATTATCATAATTAATTATCACTGGTTAATTATTTTTAGAACAACATACATTCCCGTAATAGTAAGAGTTGACAAATATAACTGCATCAATATATCGTCTGGCATACTGGAGTAATTATTTACAGGCGCTTCGTTCCCGTCGCTGTATATATTTTCAAATGATTCGATATACTCGGCATAATCCCCATCGGTCATATGAACCTTAGCCTGAGTTGTTATATTCCCCCCCGCCGCTGTTTGCGTTATTTCGTTAATAGAACGTGCTCTACATACGGCATCCTCACCGACCTCTGGTATAAGAGCAGTTAATAATTTGATGGGATTAAGACGGTTCACGTTTGAAAGCATACCAGGTATTAATCCTTTCGGGATTCCACCGGTTCCTGCCAACTCGCTAAGAATTGGAAAATCGCCGGTAGGTCGATTATTTACACCAATATGACGCTCTACAATATCGCCATTTGCTGTAGAACATTCAATCCCTGTATTTATTACATACTTGTTCCCTAAAACACCCTTTGTTTTTTGAACTCCATCGGAGGTATAACCCGCCTCACCCAGAGCGGGCTCGTGAAATAAAAGCGCATTACCATAATTCAAAGTCCCTTTAATATTTGTTTTTATTTTTCCACCATCCTCACCCATACAGGGACCACCCCCATCACAATCTCTTGGATTGTAAAACGCTTTAATATAATCATAATCCTCGCCTAAAAAACTATTACTGGGCATTATATTATTATATTAGATATTAATGACTATTTAATACCCAATTCCTTTGCGTTTGAAGTCGCCTTCGCTCCGTTAGACTTAACCAATGACAATATTTGCTCGGCATTGCTATCCGTTTTTTTTTCTAATTCTTGAACCTTCAACGTAAGCGTGTTCAACGGTGCCCCTAACTGTTCTTGTAAAATAGCTATTTCTCCTGTATGTTTATGCATAGTCGCTTCAACCGACATGGCTGCACCACCAATGTTACTCTGTCCTTCTATAGTTTTAGGTATCGCGCATTTAAGACAATCAAACAACGACATTCCAATTAAAAATAATACGAAAATTAAAACCACTTTATTAAATATCGTGTCAGTAACCATATTAATATAATAACAGGTTTTATTTTCTAAAATTAGTATATAAAATGACCTCAACTTATAATTGGCAGGCCCAACCCATAATTAGTTGGAAAGGACAAACAAATAATAGTGTGGTTCCTTCGTGGACGCGTGCTGATAACGATACCATAGTAGGAGATAGCGGACCCGCTTTTAAGGCTCGTCCGCTTAAGATATGGCGAAAACAACTAAACGGGAAAAACAGTCAGGGGCGTTCAGCGGTCGGTATGCCAATGGATACACCCGGAGGTTCTGTAAATTTAGGAAGTGGTGTGGTTTGCGACACCGATAACAATAGAATTGGGCTAGTGGACGAGATTAATCACGGGATACAGATACGCGATCCACTTCCATCAGATAAGTATTTCGACACCTCATCTAACAAGACCGCGTGTGTTGCGTGTAACCCCGAAAATCACGTTATCAAAAGCGCCTCCACATTGATAGACAAAAACTATTATACAGACAGCCGCGCATATTTACAATCCAGAGGCCGAACATACACACAGAATCAGGCGACTGGCATCAAAGTCGATGGTGTTAGCTATTTCGATTCAAACGGCAAACCATTACATCCGTCAAATGACGTAACTAAGGGACCGCCCAGCTACAATAAAACATCAGGCAACGAGC